TCAATCCACCGCGACCAGCTGGACCGACCAGACATGCTTGACGTGATCGAGCTGCGGCATCGCCGCGACCCGCAGCACTTCGCCGTCAAGGTCCACGGTGAAGGTCCCGCCACGCCGAATGTCGGGCAGCTGGTTCTCTTCATCCCCGGCCATTGCCCAGAGGTGGCGCTCGCTGGTCGCCGCATCAGGCTCCCCCCGCGCGAACATCCCGCGCCCCTGTCCGCGATCCATGATCACCAGGCAGGGCACCGGATCGGTCCCCGGCACCGGCGAGCGATAGACCGCCGCCTCGGCAAACTCGTCATCCTCGAAAAAGGAAGCGAGGTCCGAGGCGGATTCGACCGGCATGGTTTACTGGGCCGCGCCGGGCTTCTTCGCCGCAGCTTCAAGCTCGGCGATCTTGGCCTGGGCAACCTTCAACGCCGCCTCGGCATCGTCGGCCCGCTTGTTCGCGGCAGCCAGCGCGGCGGCGTCGGTGTCATCGTCAGCCACCGCTTCGCGCACTTCGGTCTGGGCGATCTTGCCCTCGGCAATGAACGCTTCGACGTCGTTCTCGGCCAGCCCCAACGCCTTGAGCTTGTCGGCGGTCAGCTCATCGCCGGGCTGCACAGTGCAGCTGGCAATCTTGCCGTCCTTGCCGGTGACACCGCCCGACAACAGCACGGCGGCGATCAGAATAGTCTTGGACATGGTAAGCTCCTTCACAGCGGTTCATCACGCAGCACCGCTCGGATGCGGCGTGATGAACCCGGGGGCGGCCTTCACCGCCCCCGGGCCATTGTCGATCGAACCCGCTCAGCGCACCGTGGCGCAGGCGGTGGCGTTCACCCGCTTGGGCGCGCAGACCGGGGCGGTGATGGTTTCAACCCATTCCGCGCCGGTGTTCGGATCGACCCAGTTGTGCGGGAAGTACTGGCCCTTTTCGTAGTTGTTCTCGGCGTGCTGGATGCACCCGTACAGCCACGAGCCTGCGACCCCGCCCTGGCTTGCCAGGATCACGGTGTAGTCCGGGATCAGCTTGGCCGAAGCCCCGGCATCGTCTTCGTACTGGTCGTTGTAGACGTAGAACTCGAGGTCACCGATCCGGCCCTTGTAGGTCGGCTTGCCGGGGATCTTGCTGGTGAAGCCCAGGTCGACCGCCGCCGTCTGGCCAAGCTGGCGATCGAGCGCCTTCTCCGCCTTCGGATCGGCGATGAACAACTGCCATCCCAGCCCGTCCATAACCACGATGTTGACCGCCGCGCCGGACTCGGTGCCGACTTCATCAGCCCACGCCTCGACGTTGTCATAGGGCGAAACACCCGCTTCACCCCAGCGCGCCGCGCCGGCCAGTGCCTTGGTCAATCCGGCAGTGCGCTGGAAGTTGACCACGGTCGAAGGATAGTCGTCGCCAACCAGCGTCACCGAACCGGTGCGCAGGATCGAGCTGGCCATCCACTCCTTGCGCCGCCAGATTTTCCGCTGGTGCTCCAGCAGATACGATTCACGCAGCTGCGCCGCACGGTCGCTGGCGTCCATCTCGCCGCCGATCGCTTCGCCCGCCAGACGCTGCATTACGTCCTTGGGGTTGACCTGGTTCTTCGGCTTGATCGACGCCGGGACCAGCGTTTCCATGCGGTAGCCACGCGGCTGCTGGATCTTGCCCGGCGAAAGCGGCGCAACCAGCGGAGCCATCCGCTTGTCGTCGAGCACACGGTCGAAGTGCACGAATTCGGTGTCGAATTCGAACACGCCCGGGAAGAAGGCCATGGAGAGGAAATTGCCGCCGACAAACAGCGACGGGATCAACGGCATCAGCTCATCGGGCTGAAAGGTGCCATAGTTGGAAACAGGCATCGAAAGTCTCCTGAAAAAGAGAAACCCGCCGCACCGAAACCGGTGGGCGGGTCAGTTGGGAGAAGATGGTGGAGACCGGCGGCATGGCCCCGCAGGGGACATTAGTCCGGTCGACCAAACTAGTCGTCGATCGGCAGGCCCTTGGCGCGCAGACCTTCGCGGATGCTGGCCAGGGTGTGGCCCGCGCCGATGGTCAGCGCCGATGCGACCAGCCCTGCGGTGCAGGTCTCGATCGCGATAGCTTCCTTGTCGCCAGCACTGGCGTCGCAGTCGTGCGCCAGCAGCAGGTCGGGGGTCTGCGAACCATCGACGGCGGCCGAGAGCGACAGGTTGTGCTTGCTGCTCGCGGTGATCTTGCCCAGCACTGCACCGGCAGTCAGGTTCTGACCACTGATCAGCGTCACCTTGCGGGTGGTGTAGGTCCCGCCCGAGAGCAGGTTCTTGGGGGTGTAGGCGGCTTCCTGGCTGTAGCCAGCGTATTCGTAAGGCATGGTCGGTCTCCCGATGCCGGGGAGCCCACTCCCGGGAATTCATGGGCGATGGATGGAACGGCGGATCAGGCGGACTTGGCCTGACGCTTCTGGGCATAGGCTGCGCCGCGGTTGACCTCGGCCGCCACGCCGATGGCAGCAGCCGCGGCAGCGCCGCCCTGCGGCAACTCGGCAGCAGGCGTGGCCTCAGCCTTCGCGGCGTTCAGCGCGTTGCTGCCTGCCGCCTTGGCCGCAGCCAGCTGGGCGATTGCGAAGGCCCCGGCATCGGTGCCGTCAGCCATCGCCGCGGCCAGCGCCGGGGAGATCGTCGAAGCCGCGTCAAGCTCGACCAGCGCAGCAAATCGTGCCCGCTCGTCAGCCTGGGCTTCGCTCACAGCGGCAGCCGAAGCTTCAGTGCGACCCGTGGCCACCGCAGCATCAAGCTGCGCCGGGTTGAATTCCGGCTGTTCCGCCGCCGGGTTCGCGTTTGCGTTGCTCATGCTGGTTCCTTTCGCTGAGCGCGCTCCGGACGGAGCAGGGGTGCCCGGGCGCGAACCCGAGGCGTTCACAGTCGCGGCGAACTCTTTCATCGAGTCATCCCACGACATGAATTTGTCGACGAGGCCGAGGTCCAATGCCGCCTGCCCCGAGAAGAACGCCGCCTGCTGGGCGGCAATACCGGCACGGTCGACCTGCCGGGCGCTGGCCACGTGGTCGATGAACCCCGCCGCGCAGGCAGAGACCATGCCCTGCAGCTTGGCGTGGACGTCCTCGGCCAGCGGCTTGGTCCATGATCCGTCGGCCTTGTGCTCGTCCGAGGTGATCAGGGTCACTTCGATCCCGTCCTCGGCCAGCTGCTTCGAGAAATCGGCGTGCATCATGATCGCGCCGATCGACCCGACCACCGAATAGTCTGCGGCGGTGATGTTCCCCGGCCCGGCGCACGCCGCCAGGTAATACGCCGCGGAACAGCCCGAACCCCGGATCACCGCCCGCAGCGGCTTCTCCGCCGCAAAGGCGAGGAAATGCGCCGCCGCCTCGGCCAACCCAGTCACGTCGCCGCCACCCGAATCGATGTCGAGCACCCCGCCACGCACCGCCGGGTTGGCCCGCGCATGCCGCGCCTTGCGGCTCAGCCCGTCATAGCCCGTCGCGCCGGAATAGGGGTCGATCCCGTGCTCGGCCATCAACGTGCCGCGCACATCGAATATGGCGATCCCGTTCCACACTTCGTAAGGCGCTTTTTCGACCACTGCGCCAGTATCCCAGTTGTAATCGTACTTACGCAGCTGGTCGTCGCCGGGCAGGTCGTCGACTTCACTCTTGGCGGCGGCGGCCTTGGCCTTGAGCTGGTCGATCGACAGCGCTGAACCCTCACCAGTCACCAGTGCCCGCACATCGAGCTTCGGCCCCATCACGCCCAGCGCCGCCAGCGCGCGGTCCTGCGTCACCAGCAAGGGCCGGTTGAACATCAGCGCGCGAATCTCGGCGAGGTTCCACTTAGGCAGCATTGCCGTCGTCTCCATCATCAGGCCGACCAGCGTCACCGCCAGCCCCGCCATGCTCTGCCGCCGGCGCAGCCCCGCCGCCCTTGGCGCCGGGCACCGGCAGGTCGCCAGCGACCCAGCGGCCATGCTCGCCAATCCGGGTCCGCACGTTCGCGTCATAGTCGCCGCCGAACAGCAGCGCTGTCGCCTGCGCACCGGTCAGCCAGGCATTCGCCACGGCCACCTCGAACGCCTTCATTTCCTGTTGCGGGTTCAGGCTGATCTTGCCGTCGCCCTGGTGCCGCACGTCGCTCCACAGCTCGCGCTTGACCGGATCGGTCAGAAACCCCGGCATCGCATAGCGGCCCTTGGCCACCTGCTCGAACAGCCAGGCCTGATAGTGTGGATCGCCCCAATGCGAAGCCAGGCTCGCCTGTTCCCGGTTCCGCACCTGGTAATAGCATTCCAGCGCCGCCTTGCTCGCAGTGTAGCTGGAATTGAACTGCATCAGCACCAGGTCGACCGGCGTTTCCGTCGCCGCCCCCAGTTGCTGCGCCAGCGCCTCGAAGAACGGCGCGAACGCCGGGTTCGGGCGCCCCAACGGCCCGGTATCGACATCGCTGTCGCTGTCGAGCTCCCACACCGTCCCGGCTTCCATCCGGTAATCAGAGCGCGGCTCGTCGGACGTATCCGGTCGACCATCAGCCTGCACAATGTCACCGGTGCCATAGTCGGCTTCCGGCAGCGGCGCGGCGTCGGGCGATTTGTAGACGATCGCCACCATCGCGGTCATCACCGCGGCGAACAGTTCCGCCTCGGTCAGGTCCGAAATCTGCTTGAGCAGCTCGAGCACCGGCGCCAGCACCGGCACCCCGCGCGCCTGCTCGGCCCGCTTCTTCTGCATCACCAGCACCGCACCCGGCAGGCCCGAGTCCGCGCCCCAGGCCGGGATCCGCACGGTATCGTTCGCAGTCCGGCCCGCAGCATTGGCATCAGGCGCCTTGCGCAGCACGTGATAGGCCACTGCCGCGCCGTAACCGTCCTGCTCGACCCCGTGCACCACCACCGGTCCGGTGCCCTTCAACTGGGCCCCTTCGGTGTGATTGGTCGGGGAAACGATCCGGTCACCTTCGATCAGCTTCCACGCCATCAGGTGACGCCGCCCGACCTGACCTTCCGGCATGCACCGGATGCCCAGGATGTCGCCGCTCTCCAGCTGCCCGCGCAGCACGATCGCCTGCTGTTCGTACCCGGTCGCAACCCGCTCCGCATCCGGATCGGTCGAAGCCATGTAGCGGTCATAGTCCCGCATGATCTGCGCGGTCAGCTCGGCCGCTGCGTCTGTTTCGAGCCCAAGCCGTTCCGCATCGATCTGCGGAATCGCCATCATCCCGGTGCCGACAGTGAAGGTCACCCGCCGGTCGACGATCGCCGTCGCCAGCGGCAGGTTCATCACCGCGTTGCGGCTTCGCGCCACCAGTGTCTTCTGCTGCGCCTGGTCGGCATTGGCCGACTTGCTCCGCGCCCGCCAGCCCTTGGTTGCGCGGCGGTCGCTCTGCCCGCCGACATAGCCGCCGGCGCCCGAAATCTTGCCGCCCGGAGCTACCGGCAGCGAAGCCGCCAGCGTCAGGGCCCGCGTCTCGGTCGCCCGTGCTATCGCCCGGCGCGCCCCGGCCTGCG